TGAAGCTGCACCTATGCGGCACGACGAAGGCCAAGGACACCAATATTCGCCAAGCCCTGCTCGATCTGTTCCCACGCACAGGAGGCGGCAAGACGCCGCAGATTGGGACTAAATCGCAACCGGGCCCGCTCTATGGGGTATCGAGCCACGCATGGCCTGCGCTCGGCGTCGCAATCACGGCAGCCGCCAAGCTGCGCGCACTGAAGGAGGAAGCATGAAGCCAGTAACCCGAGGAGAGTTCGAGCAGTTCGTCGTCTCCTATCCGCGCCAGCTAGAACGCGATGTGGCGCGTTTCTGCGAACCGCCTGTTGTCACCTACAACGACTTCAGCCTAGGGAATTGGCCAGCCTCGGTAGTTGCTAGTCATTCGTTTGAGACGCGGGATAGTTTGGTCCCTAGCGGATGGAAAGTGAAGGAGCAATCATGACCAACTCCGATTTCCCCATCCTCGTCCTCACCATTCTGTCCTTCCTCGCCGGCTTTGCTGCTGCTATCTGGCTTGCCATAGTGTTTGACCATGGCGCGCGAGAGATCGCGGAGAAGGATGACGTACGGTAATATCTGAGCATGTAACAAAACGCCGAGAGGCGCCGGAGATTTGAATGGGGCGACAGTCCAAATTAACAGATGCACAATGGGAGAAAATCGGTAAGCGCCTGCTTGCCGGCGACTCCGTATCGGCGCTCGCCCGTGAGTTCAACGTGAGTAAGTCGACGATCTCTGGGCGGTTTTCCGAACGAAATCAGAACGTAAAAGATGCGGCAAATCAAATAGTTGCAGCCGAAATAGCACTAGCAAAACTGAACGTTTCCGAACAAATAGCCGCACGTTCGCTTGCCGACGACCTAAAGGCTATCAGCGAGCACCTAGCCGGCGCGGCACGGTTCGGAGCTGCTACCGCGCATAGGCTCTCCGGCATCGCGCATAACAAAGTGGCCGAGATCGATGATGCGGCGCCACTCGACGCTGGAAGCATGGAAGCGCTAAAAGGTATCGCCGCGCTTACCCGTTTGGCAAATGAGTCGAGTGAGATCGGCGTCAACCTTCTGCGCGCCAACAAAGAGCATGTCGACGCTGTGAATGCAGCAGCGCGCGAGGCCGCAAGCAAGCCGAATGCTGCCGCTCAGATGCGCCCCCAATTAACCCGAGAAGAATGGATGGCTGCGCATGGCGTGGGAACCGCAACCAGGTCCGCAGAGTAGCGCGCTTTTGGCCGACTGGTGCGACGAGCTGTTCTACGGCGGCGAGCGCGGCGGCGGCAAGAGCGACTTCCAACTTGGCTATCAAGAGGATGGCGCATTGCGCTACGAAGGGCGCTCACGCGGCATTATGTTCCGCAAGACCTACGCCGAGCTGGAGGAACTGCAGGCCCGAGCGGCCGAAGTGTTCCCCGCCTCGGGCGCGGTCTATAAGGTGCAGCCATCCGCCGGCTTCCCATTCTCGAACTGCTGGTACTGGCCAAACGGCGCCACTGTAAAGATGCGCTTCATCGAGCACGAGCGCGATTACGGCCGCTACCACGGGCACCAGTACTCGCACATCAGCTTTGACGAGGTGACTGAGTATTCGTCGCCCGCGGGGCTTCTCAAGATGCTGTCGACGCTGCGGAATGCCTACGGCGTGCCCTGCACCATGCGCGCAACGGGCAACCCGGGCGGCATCGGGCACGGCTGGGTGAAGGATCGGTACATCAGCGTTGCGCGGCCAATGACGCCGTATTGCGATCCAGATTCTGGCTTCACGCGCATGTTCGTTCCGTCGAAGACCTCTGACAACCAAATCCTCTTGCAGGCCGACCCAAAATACCGAGATCGGATCAAGGCGGCAACAGGCGGCAACGAAGCACTACGCAAGGCATGGCTACAAGGCGACTGGGACATCGTGGCCGGCGCGTTCTTCGACTGCTGGAATCGGGATCGGCACGTCATCCGGCCATTTGAGATACCGGAACACTGGATGCGTTTCCGCTCCGGCGACTGGGGCAGTGCGCGGCCGTTCTCGTTCGGCTGGTGGGCCGTTGTGTCTGACGACTACAGGACCGAGGAAGGACTTATCCTGCCGCGCGGCTGCATTGTGCGTTACCGCGAATGGTACGGCGTCGCCCGAGATGCGCATGGGCAGATCCAATACAACACCGGCCTCAAGATGACAGCCGAAGCCGTTGGGGCTGGCATAGCCGAACGTGAACGAAGCGACCCACCCATTGACTATGGCGTGCTTGATCCTGCGGCGTTTGCTCGCGATGGCGGCCCATCAATTGAGGAGCGGATGAATGCCGGCACGGGTAAAGGTTCAATCTGGCGTCGCGCTGACAATGCTCGAGTCCCGTCTCGTGGTGCAATGGGTGGCTGGGATCAGATGCGTGCCCGGCTTATTGGCGAAGCGGAGGATCGGCCAATGATTGTGTGTTTTTCAACATGCGATCAGTCCATTCGAACGATTCCAGTATTACAGCACGACAAGGATCGCTTGGAGGATCTGGATACGGATGGTGAGGACCACGCAGCCGACGAATGGAGATATGCCTGCATGTCGCGGCCATGGGTAAGACCGGACCCGATGACAAAGATTGCAAGATTCCCGCAACACCGTACAATAAACGAAATCATTGCGCGGCAGACACGCCTGCGCGAACAGGATTAAACGCCGTGAGGCGCAGGAGCAGACCATGCAACAGACCGTCATGACCTATGGCAGTTTCCAAACTGTCACACCCAGCGATACCACGCTCATCAACTGCCGCGCCATCTTCATCGGTGGCGCCGGCAACGTCACGATCAGCAAGGATGGCTCAAGCACAGGCGTACTGTTCGCCGTGACCGCCGGGCAAATCCTACCTGTCATGCTCGACCAAGGCCGGATCATGAGCACCGGTACGACGGCTACAGGCATCGTAGCCTTGGCATAGACCCCAAATCGCATCCTTAACGCCGTGAGGCGCTGGAAATATGAACGACTCAAACGCGAATAGCCTTGAGCGACCGCAGGACTTGGGGCAATCCCCCGAAGCCGTGGCGCGTCGCTGGAAGCTTGAACTCAAGCTTGCGGACAAGCGTGAGAAAGAGTGGCGCAAGAAGGCCGCCGACGTCTACAAGCGGTACACGCCCGAATCCCCCGAGGCAAATTCCTTCAATATCCTGTGGACGAACACCGAGACACTGCGCCAAGCGGTGTACAACTCGTTGCCGCAGCCGGACGTGCGGCGCCGCTATCAGGATGCCGACCCGCTCGGGCAGGCTGTTGGCGAGGTTCTGACGCGAGCTCTCGAATTCTGCCAAGACACGTACGACTTTGACGGACTGCTACAGGACGACGTGCTTGCAATGCTGCTTGCAGGCCGCGCCGTTTCCCGCGTGCGCTATGTGCCCGATATCCGTGCCACGCCGGCCGAGGACGAAGACGCTGACTCCGCGGCTGAGCCGTACGAGGAAATCGCCTGGGAACAGGTGATATGCGAGCGCGTCCAATACGACGACTTCCGCATCCTCTGCGCTGCCAAGTGCTGGGAGGACGTGACGGCGATCGGCTTCCGCCATCGTCTCACGCGTGCCGACTGTATCGCCAAATTTGGTGACGAAATCGGCAACGCAATCCAGCTGGACGCCGCGGCTGATGACGATATCAAGAACGCCCGGGAGAGCGAGGCGGACCTGTTCAAGACGGCCGAGGTTTGGGAAATCTGGGACAAGACAGAGAAGAAAGTCATCTGGATCAGCACGAGCTACGCGCGGCCATGCAAGGAGCAGGACGATCCGCTTGAGCTTTCGGGCTTCTTCCCTGCTCCGCGCCCGCTGTACGCCATCCAGAACGACCAGACGCTAGTCCCTACCTGCCTGTTCACGCAATACGAGCAGCAGGCGAGGGAGCTGAACCGCATCAGCATGCGGATCAACAAGCTGATCGACGCGTTACGCGTGCGCGGCATCTACGATTCGACCTTGGGCGAGCTTTCGCAGTTGATGAAGTCGGGCGATAACGAGCTCGTCGCCAGCGCGAACGCAGCGGCCCTGATCGACCGCGGCGGCCTGGACAAAGCTATCTGGATGATGCCGATCGACGTGGCGGCAGCAGTCCTCAAGGAGTTGTATCTCCAGCGCGACGCGACCAAACAAGTCATCTACGAGATCACCGGCATCAGCGACATCATGCGGAGTGCCAGCGACCCGAATGAGACGTTCGGCGCGCAGAAGATCAAGACGCAATGGGGCACGCAGCGGCTGCAACGCCTTCAGAAGGAGACGCAGCGCTATATCCGCGACCTCATCCGCTTGAAAGCCGAGGTCATCAGCGAGAAGTTCCAGCCCGAGACGCTTGAACAAATGACGCTGGTTCAATTGCCGCACCAAGCGGAAGTCGACCAAAAGAAGCAGATGGCAATGCTGCAGTACCAGCAGGTCGCCCAAAATGCCATGCAGACGGGCCAGCAGCCTCCACCGCCACCACAACTTCCGCCCGACCCGATCACATGGGAGGCCGTCGTTCAGGCGATGCGCAGCGACGCAACGCGCACCTATCGCGTCGACATCGAAACGGACAGCACCTTGTCGGCCACGCAAGACAGCGACATGCAAGGCCTGAAAGAGGTTCTGACTGGCCTCACGCAGCTTATCCAAGGCTTCGGTCCGGCCGTACAGCAGGGCGCTATGTCGGTCGAAGTGCTCAAGGAACTGATGCTGGTAGTGACACGCCGGGCGAAGATGGGCACAGCAATCGAGGATGTCATCAGCAAGATTCAGCAGCCGCCCCCGCCTCCAGATCCTCATGCCGGCCAGGCGCAGATCGAACAGCAGAAGCTCCAGATGACGGCTCAGCTTGAGCAGATGAAGGCTCAACTGGCCGACCAGCAGAACCAGCGGCAACTGCAGTTCGACCAGCAGCGTGCGCAGATGGAAGCGCAAATCTCCATGCAGGCCGAGGAGCACAAGCAGCAGATGCAGGCCGCACAAGTGGAGCAGCAGAACCAACTGGAAGCGCAGCGTGCGCACCTGCAAATGCAGAACGAAGCTGCGCTCGAGCAAATGCGCATCGCGTCTGACGAGCGCATGAAAGCCGCCGAGCAGCAACTCTCCGTGATCCTCGCGCACATCAATAACGCGGCAAAGATCGAAGTAGCCGAAAT